TCAAGCAAGACTTTGGTGCCTTTAGGTGCATTAGGCTTATGTATATTTTTATACTCGTCTATGACGTTATTAGACCCCGTGCCGTCGATAAATATGGGCCACGGATCTCCACCTAGATTAATAGTGGTGGATATCTCACAAGAAGGTCTATCTTTGTGTCTTTTTAATATATCACCATTTTTGTATAATCTAGCGTAAGAATAGGTAGGTATTAATTGTAATCCTGTTTCTTTTTGCATTTTAGGTAAAACCTTCATCATTAAAGTTTCCATTACCATGTCTGCGTAATGTGAATATGTATTAGGCACTTGTTGATCTGACCAAGTCCCATACATTCCTGTGTCATAAATTATATTGTTTCTGTACATATACTCAGTTGCATCTCTTTTAAGCAAAAAATAATTAAATATAAAATTAGCTAGCTCGTATGATACTGCCCCTTTTATTACTTGATATTTAAACATTAAAACCTTTCTGTATAAAATTAAAACTTACAGATATTCTTATGTCATTACTCTCGTTTGGTTCAACAGAATGCCATAACCATGCAGGAAACATAATTATCCTACCTTCTCTTGGATCTACACGAACCTCTCTCCATAAATGTGAGGGAGGTATGCCTTTTTTTCTTCTTGGCATAACCATATGTGCTGTTGCTCTTGGTTCGTTAAATACTATCTCTCCAGATTTTTCAGGTGCTTTAATATAATATACTCCACTAAAATGACTATTAGGATGAACATGAGGTCTGTTATATCCACCCGGTGGGTTTATATTTGCCCACATATTTCCAATAATTGGTTCGCTTTCTAACCACTCTTCTTGAAATATCTCGTTCTGCATTTTAAATAATTCATCTACTAAAGGTTTAAATACTGGTATTTGATGCATATCGGTTGTGCTATGCCAACCATTCATATTTGTTCTTTTTACACCTTGATCTTTTTTAGACCATTCAACAACTTCTCTTTCAAATAATCTATTGTCTAGATTAACATCTTTAGCGTATATAATAGTTGGAAAGTATGCGGCCTTAATCATTTAAAAGGAGTGCCTCCAAACCACATTACTAAAGATTTTCTATTACCACGTATTACAGGTGCAACTCTATGTCTAATAAATGAGGCAAAAAATATTGCGTAACCTTGTTTCAAAGGTGCTTTTTGTCCTTCTTTCACTAGTTCTAAATCACCACCTTCAAATTCATTTTCTGATGATAACAGACACGTCATAGATATTTTTCTAACTGGAGGCTCGTGTTGAAAGTTTACATCATTATCCACATGCCATTCATAAAAACCTCCCTCTGGATATTCCGTGTATTGTGCCATTTCTGTTATTTGCATACCATCAAAACCAAAATGATTACTATTAGTAGCTTTCATAATTTTTTCTATATCTTTATACATCTCTGTCATTTTTTTAAATGGTATCCAACTAATATGTGAAGTTCTTGTTTTAGTATCTATCACACCACCCTTAGTACCTTTATCATTTCCAACTGATGCATTAATTCTAGGTTCCGATCTACCTGCATTAATTATCATTTGACATTGTTTAGGTGTAAATAATGGTATTTTAGTTTCTACAATATAGGATTTCCATCGTGGTTCTGTTATCATGCAGCACCTCTATTTTTTATTGGATCAAATTTAACATCACAATTCGCAGCTAAAGTTCTTCTTGTTTCATTAGTGCTATTAAAAGGATAAACTACATGTCTCATATCATATGGAAAAATATAAAAATCTCTAAGGTTCATAGGTGGTTGATAATCTATTTTTGCAAATTGACCATTAGCTGCACCTAATATTTGTAGTTGACCATTCTGCGGTGTATCTGATGCGGAATATTCTCTACCATATGTTGATGGTAATTTTAAAATCATGACACTTGATAGACCAGTAAATAACATACCTCTATGAACATGAGCAGGATTGTATTCGTGTTGTTTCATCTCATTAACCCAAATAGAATTAAGATGTAAATCATAATCTCTTATCTTGTTAAAAGCTAAATAATGTTCAAACATTTTTATAAAATAATGTGTTACTGTTATTGGTAATTTATTATGGTTTTTCATCTTTGTTTGATCAGCACCATGATAAAATAAAGAATGTTCGTCTTCTATTTTGCCAACCAATTGTTCATTTGCCTTATCTAATTTATTTTTATTTACATCGTAAATGTGATTAATAGTATGAAAAACATCAAGAGGCACTTGATATTTTAAAATTGATTGACCTAAAAATACAAAATCAAACTTTAGTTTTTGCTCCGAGATCATTTTCTATTTGTTCTTTTTTTTCTGTATTATTTTCTAGTTCTCCACTAGATTTAATTCTTTCCAAAGATCTTAACTGACCTAAGATATTAAATACTTCTGATTCAGGAGTGCTTTTGGTTATTGTTTGAGCTTTACCTGCATACATTTTATGATAAGACTCTAACTGGTGTTGATTGACATCCCGGTCATTAAACGATCCATCATTGAATTCTTTTTTTAATTTAGACCACATTTTAATCTCACGCATTCTATGTCTTGCAACTTTTTCCATAGATGCTTTACCAAATATACATTCATCTAAATCTATTTTATATTTAGTGGCTTTATATTCATCTTCTTCTTTTTCTATTTTACCTTCTAGCCATTTTATTTTTGCTTCATTTCTTCTGTAATCAAATGATAAACGCATAAGATTATCTAAGTAACTAGATTGTTCTCTTACACACTGCCAATACTTTGCAGCTTTAGTTGGGTATCTATTGTCTTGTAGTACAGAAAATCTTGCTTCAGTTTCTGTTCGAAACATTTGTTTCTTGGTCCATGTGTCACGAAGCTCGTCTACCATACCTTTAAAAGAAGACAAATCTTCCTGTGTTAATAAATTATTTAAATAAGGTTCTTCACCTTTTATTACTTCTCTTACATCTTTTTTCATATCTTTATATCCTTCTTATCTTTCTTATACACTTTCTATAAACTATATCAAGTATTAAGAAGTGGTAAATGTTACTGTTGAAGATGAGGGTTGTGACCATTCTTCTGTTGCTGTTGTAAGTGCTGAAGGATCCTCACCACCACTAGCTAAAGCTGATGCTTGAGTTCCAGATCCCATTAATTGTGCTCGTGCAGTAGATAAATCAGCTACTTCTGTCCAACTTGATCCATTCCAATCCTCTGTTTTTCCTGTAGTTGGTGGTGTTCCACCAAAAGCTAAAGCCGCAGTACTATCAGCTCCCGCACCCCCTAAATTATACCTTGCAGTATTTAAATTATTTACTTCAGTCCAACTTGATCCATTCCAAGTTTCTGTAAAATTAACAACATTAGGATCATAATCATAACCTCCAAACGCTATGGCAGATGTTGATGTACCACCCGCACCTGGTTTATATCTACCATTATTTAAATCATTAACCTCTGTCCAGCTAGAGCCATTCCATAATTCTGTTAGGGCAACTTTTCTTGGGCTAGTAGATGGTGGAACATAACCTCCAAATGCTAGGACCGCTGTATTATTTACACCTGCACCTGATACTGCAATCCTACTATCATTCATATCAGCAACTTCTGTCCAACTTGAACCATTCCAACTTTCGTTAACATCTAAACCATCATTAGGAGGTCCTCCTCCAAAAGCTAATGCTGCCGTATAACTTCCAGCTCCACCTAAACCAGCTCTAGCAGTGCTTAAATCGTTTACTTCTGTCCAACTACTTCCATCATAAGATTCTGTTGACGCAACATTTCCTGGACTAGCTCCACCTCCAAATACTAATGAAGCTGAATTAGAAACACCAGCATCTCCTGCTTGTTGTCTTGCTGTGTTCATAGCTCCACCAGTTGACCATGATCCAGTACTAAGTACTTTTGATCCTTTTATAACTTTAGTTGTAGTGTTATACCACATCTGTCCTTCAACAGGTGCAGGTGGATCCGATGATACTTTTCTAATTCCTGTTCCTATGATGTCTTTATAACTTGCCATAATTAATCCGTGTCTATTGTTTTAGTTTGTTCTATGCCAGCTCCATTAAAATTTTCAACTGCTGTTGTCATTGAATCAAGAGGACCTACTGCGCCTCCTATTGCTGCTGCAGATGTAGAAGTTCCAGATTGTGCAGAAAAAGGTAGATTTCTTGCTGTAGACAAATCAACTATTTCTGTCCAAGTGCTTCCATTCCAAGATTCTGTAATTGCGTTAACGGGACTTCCATCATATCTTCCACCAATTGCTAAGGCTGCTGTAACACTTCCAGCACTAGCCATACCTGCTCTTTTTTGATTTAAGTCTGCTACCTCAGTCCAAGCTGATCCGTTCCATGTTTCTGTTACCTCTGTCCAATATTCAGGTGGACTTGGTGATATAAATCCTCCATAAACTATTCCTGAAGTACTAGCAGTTCCAGCTGAACCCATATTACCTCTACCTTGATTTAAATCTGCTAATTCTGTCCATGAAGATCCATTCCATTTTTCATTTTGAGTTATACCAGGGTTTTTTCCTCCTACAACTAAAGCGTCTGTGTAATTACCTATATATCCTGTTTCATCTTTATTTTGACTTAAGTCTGCTACTTCTGTCCACGAAGATCCATTCCAAGATTCTACTAATACACCAGAATTATCCCCTATTGGTTGTCCAGGTGTTCCTCCACCAAAAGTTAAAGCTGCAGTGTTACTTGCTCCAACTCCTCTACATGCGTTTCTACGTTGATTTAAATCACTTACTTCTGTCCATGAGGATCCATTCCAAGATTCAGTGGCTGCTGAGTGATTAAAATTTCCAGGTGCTCCAGGTGCACCTCCTGAAATTAAACCACTAGTTCTAGTTCCAGCACTACCTCCAGCATTTCTAGCACTGTTATAAGCTGTACCTGTGCTAAAAGCAGCGGCCGTAGTAAGCGATGAATATTTTGCAACATTATCTGTTGCGTTATACCACAGCTGTCCTTCAACAGGATTATCAGGGTTCGTGGTATATTCACGAACTTTCATTCCTTTTATTTCTTCGTAAGTAGACATTTAAATTTTTATTCCTCCAATATAATATCAGCAGGTCTGTTACCAATTCTCAATACTTTTTCGTCTGCTGTTTCGCCATCGACGTTATCAGCATCCCAAGAGTTTTGATTATCAGTTGTTATCGCACTAACAATTGCTTGCGCTTCGTCTTTTGTTTTGATTACGCCAGCCACTTTTGCTATCCAAAGATTAGCATGTTTGTTATATGCGGGAACTTGCCATACATTACCTGGAAAACTTTTAAACGTGATTCTGTAAGATTCATCATGATCGATAAATCCCTTACCCCAGTTTTCTGCTACACAGTATTGATATGTTTTTGCCATAGTTTCCTCCTTAATCTGTTAATACCTTAATTGTATCTGAAGATCCACTCCATTCTTCTGTTGCTCCTGTAGTGGGCGGAATATCTCCACCAAAAGATATGGCTGAATCGTTGCTAGACTCGTTACCTCCTGATGATCCTTGCCCTCTAACTTGATTTAAATCCGAGGTTTCTACCCAACTTACTCCATTCCATAATTCTGTATTTGCAAAAACACCTGGACTACCAGGATCATTTCCACCAAAAATTATAGCTGAGGTTGACACTCCTCCACTACCTGGGCCTTGTCTTGCAGTATTTAAATTATTAACTTCTGTCCAACTAGAACCATTCCATAATTCTGTTGCACCTTGTATACCTCCGTTAACTCCACCAGCTATTAATCCACTTGTGTTATTAAGACCAGACGCTCCAGGTAAAAGTCTTGCAGTATTTACGTCAGCAACCTCCGTCCAACTACTTCCATTCCAAGATTCTACGACTGCTGTTGCTGGTGGTACGTTACCAGTAACCGCTAAAGCATTTGTGTTAGTAGACCCAATGCCAGCTAAATAATGTCTTGCTGTATTTAGATTAGCAACCTCTGTCCAATTTGATCCGTCCCAAGATTCTGTTTCGTTTTTTGAACCTGGACTTCCACCATAAGCTAACGCAGATGTATAACTTCCTGATCCTGTTAGATTTGATCTAGCAGTATTTAAATTATTGACCTCTGTCCAACTTGATCCATCCCATACTTCTGTTTCATTTTTAGCACCAGGGCCTCCTCCAAAAGCTAAAGCATTTTCTTTTGTTCCTGCTCCACCTGCTCTAATTCTTGCAGTGTTCAAAGCGTTGACCGTAGCCCACGCTCCAATTGGTGCACCTGGACCTGTCCATTCTTCTGTTGCTGCTGTTATAGTTGTTGCACCGCTTCCAGATCTACCTCCAGCAAAAAATCCTGATGTATAAGGAGATGTTCCACTTGCACCGCCATCTCTAGCTGTACTTAAATCATTTGTTTCTGTCCATGAAGTTCCATTCCATTGTTCTGTTAATGCTTCTGTAGGTGGGTTATCATTACCACCAAAAGCTATTGCTAATGTTGATGATCCATTAGCACCTAAACCATATCTACCATCATTTAAATCTCCAACCTCAGTCCACGCTGATCCATTCCATAATTCAACATTTGGATGTCCATTAGTTCCACCACCGTTTCCTGAAATATATAAAGCAGCAGTAGCGGTTAGCCCTGCACCTGCACCAAAATCTCTTCCTGTGTTCATGGAAACACCTGTTTCTGTCCAAGCGCTCCCATTCCATGTTTCTGTACTTGTTCCACTAGCTGTTCCATTGTATCCACCCATACAAACAGCAGATGTACTATCTGGTCCAGAGTTATTGGCATTGTGTCTTCCTGTATTTAAGTCTCCTACTTCAGTCCATGCAGAACCATTCCAACTTTCATTAATAGCTACATCTCCAGGACTACCACCGGTTTTTAATGCAGAAGTTGATGTTCCATTACCAGCAATATATTGTTTTCCAGTATTTACATCTGCGACTTCAGTCCAAGAGATTCCATTATAAGATTCTGTTTCTGTTCTATAAACTTCTGGCGGTGTCGTACTTCCAGAAAATACTAATCCAGCAGTTGTAGTTCCTGCTCCTGCTGAAAATCTTCTTGCTGTATTTAAATTACCACCAGTTCTCCATGAACCGGCAGAAGTTACAGCAGGAAACTGATATTTAAAATCTAAATTTGTAGAATCATAAAAAATTTGATCTTCTGATCCAGTAAGATTGCCTGCATTATTTCGGACATTAGTCCCAATAGTTTTCTTATATGTAGACATAATTAGTTATTCTTCAGTAACCAGCCTTGTGTGCCATCTACGTATACTAAAGTATTTGCTGCTCTTTCTGTTGATACTGTTAGAGGATCTGTTGATCCTGCAATTTTTTCTGAACCGTTTTGATCGATCGTTAAAGAATTTGTATCAAATGTCCCTGCATAATCTATGAATGATACTTCATCACCTATGCTTCCTGCAGGTAAATCCATCTCTATTGCACCAGATGATGTATCAATAAAATAACCTTCACCAGCTGCTGCTGTAAAGTTTGATGTTTTTACTGCTTGCCAAGATGTTCCGCCTGATACTTCAGCAAATGATAACTGTCCAACACCTGTTGTGCCTGAACCAGATACTGACGCTACTTTTAAAAATCTGTCCGCTGTTACGTTTCCAGTAGGGAATTTAAGTTCATACGACTGTCCAGAACTATGTGGGGGTGACGTAAGTTTAATCCCATGACTGTTAGACTCACAATTAAGTTGAATTGAACCTGGGTTTGTTGCACCAAGAACTTCTATAAGACCAGTTCCTTTAGGTCCAACTTTTAAATTTATATTAGAATCACCACCTGTTGCTTGAATAGATGGTGCATTACCTGTTGCAGCATTAGTTATATCTAATTGGTTTACTGCAGATGATGTAGTTTGAAATACTATTTGTTCATTTCCATTCTCATCATTAATTCCATGAGCATCATCAAAAGCTATATTAAATGAGTTAGTATCTAAATCTCCACCTAATTGCGGTGATGTATCATCTACAACATCTCCACCAGTTTGAATTTCTATGATGTCTGGATTTGTGCTATCGTTTCCTGCAGCAAAAACAATTGCTGTTTTCTTTTGTGTTGCTGAAAAAGTAAATGTGGATCCTGAACCTGATGCATATTTAAACTGAACAGTATATGCACCTGAAGTTGAGTTTCTTAAAATATAAAAATTTTGTACATCTAAAGGTATTGTTACAATTTGATTTCCTGTAATGCTCCCTGTAAAGTCAATCATTCTATGAGCCATTACAGCTCCAGTAGACCCATCAGAAACAGAAAGTGTTGTTGTTTGTGCACCACCTGCAATTGATTGTGCAGTAAAACCACCAGTTATTTGTTCAATAATTTGTAAATTTGTATTAGTTTTTGTTCCCCATGTACCGGCGTTTTCACCAGTTGCCTGAAGTTCAACACCTAAAGGTGTGTATGTACTTGCCATAAATTTCTCCTATGCAGCGTCACTATAACTTGTATTTGATCCAGTTGCAACATTCGAATACGATGTATTTGAACCCGTTGAAACATCACTATAAGATGTATTTGAACCAGTGTCAACATCGCCATATGCAAATATATAAGGCGTTCCTAGATTAGTTGTTATAGATTGTCCCGTTAATCCAACCTGCATATCCACAGGTGCAATACTTCCTACACTAGCACTAAATGATTGACCAGTTAATCCTAGGCCTTCTTCAATTGTTAAAGATCCCACATTAGACGTCACGCTTAGACCTGTTGGTTGAGCTAGAGCTCCCCCTAATCCAATAATTGCTCCTAAACTAAATGTTGCTGATACACCTGATATTAATGCTGTATCATTTGGTATTGTAACCGTTCCTAAAGAAGCTGTAAATTGTTGTCCAGTTAATGATGCCTCTTGTGAAGATATACCTTGAGCTGTACCTTGAGCCGAAGTTATAGATAAACCAGATGGTAAAATTGTTTCGTTTGGTGCTTTTGCTGTTCCTTGTGATAAGGTTGCACTTACACCTGTCATACCAACAACCATATCTGCAACTGTTGGTGTTCCTAACGCTGTTGTAATTGCACTTGAAGATAAACCTTGATGAACATCATCTACGGTTACAGATCCAATAGAAAAAGATGCTGACACACCTTCTATTACTACAGGATTAAACGCTTCACCTTGTGAAGCTGTAAATGATTGACCAGCTAAAGTTAAAATTACATCAGGTATGTCAACAGAACCAACATTAGCAGTTATAGATAATCCTGATGGTTGTGCCGTTGCATTTGCTAAAGCATTCCATGAATCTTCGCCCCAGGACTTTGCACCCCAACCTGTTTTTAAAGTTGTGGATTCGTTCCAATTAGCCTGATCCCAGGTTAACCGGCCCCATCCTGAAGTCACCGACATGGTTGACCCCCTATGCTAATCTGATTATTGCGTTACTTGCGTCTGCTGTTGGAAACTCTATTTTAAAAGTTCCGTTACTTGCTGTCTTATCACCACCAAATGCAATTATACACACAGCATCAGTTGTGCCTGAACCACCATCAGTAGTTGTGTTGTAGATCATAGCACCATTTGCAGTGAAAGAAGCAGATGTATAAGTTACATCTGAAAAGTCTGTGAAAGCTGTTGTTGAAGATAGTGATACACCAGAGTTTGTTAAAGTTGCTCCACCTGCAGAATATGCAGATCCTGATGTATTTGTAATTTCTTCTGATGTTGAATAATCTGTAGTTGCTGCTCCTAAAGAAGCGTCACTGTCAAATAAAGCTAATTTAAATGTGTGTCCACCTGAAGATTCAAAACTGTGTTTTCCTTGTAAAAGCTCTTGTTTAAAGCTTGAACATATTGCTGATGATATTGCCATAATACTTTTCTCCTTAATTAAGGTGTCCGAGATGGTAGAGGAATTCTAATTGTACCGTCTGTGTAATCATCTCTTCTTCTTCTACCAATTTGCTCACTAGCAAATTTCTCTACCTCTTGTTTATACTTATTTTCATATAGTGTCAACATATCTATCGGGCCTTTTAAAAAAGCATATGTTTCTGCTAAACAGCAATATAATAAGCCATTTGGAAAATTAAGACTAATATAATTAGTATTATCACCCTCTAAAAGACCTACCATTTTGTTAAAATGAATTTTAAATCTGTAGGTTGTGTTTGGAACTGGGGCTACAAATATTCTACCAGATGTGGTATCTGTATTACCTGTTGCACCACCAAACATAGCATAATATTTAGGTTGACCTTGTGCTGCAGATGTGCCTGTTACATCTTGATATTCTTGTAAATAAGTTACATCTTTTTTTTCTAGCCATCTGTTAGCTCCCGTTGTTTCAGATCCTGCTGTATCATAAACTTGTATACCTCTAACAAATAAACATCCAGCGGGTGCATTTATAGATTCTTGTCCAGCTGCAAAATTACCTAATTGTTGTTTTCTATCTGCATCAATAGGAACATCTCTCATAATTCTATACTGAGCATTTAAAAGAATATTTTCTAAAACAGAATCTGATAAAACATTAGAATCTGTTTCGGTATAACTTCTTATTTGTGTTTTTAATCCTGATGCACTTATTCCTGACATTATGCTAATTGAGTAACTGGTCCTGCGGTTACGGTCAATCCTCCTGCTTTTTCTGTTACCGTAGCACTTGATCCACAATCAAATACATACGTGTTTGTTGTTACACTACTTATACTAAATCCTGATGCATTTTCAAATACTGTATATGCTAAACCTCCAGGGCTACCTGTTACATTTCTAAACCTAATTGTGTCACTATTCGATCTACCATGATTAGGCTCTGTTACAGTTACACTCGAAGATCCTGAAGTTAAACTAAAAGGATTAGATGGTAATAAATTTTGTGTTGCAGGTTCCGTTCTATCTGGTCTTGCATTCATTAATCCTTGTGGATCTCCTGTATACCTAGTTGGTTCTAGTTGTGGCTGTTTAGCCTCAAATTCAGAAATATGAACAAAGGATCCGTTCCATTCTTTTACCATTTCATTATATGGAAACTCCATACCAGATCTATCTGATATTGCTTTTGCATATTTTCCACTTGATATTTTTGACATTATACTCCTGGATAATAAACTTTTGGTGTTATGTAAGCACTAGAAGAAGATCCATCTTCTTCTAAAGCTCTTTGTAATTCGTCTTCATAATATAGTTTCATAGCTTGAACTCTTTCTGGTGCATACTTTTGAGCTAAATAAAAAGCTAAACCTGAACACATACAAGGCACAAATCTATAAGGAACATCTGTTGCATTGGTATAATCGCCTACATCTTGAATTCTTTTTACATAATAATAATTTAATTTATTACCAGCTTCAGAAGAACCTGGTGTTAAGTATAAAGTTATAGTTACCTTATCTATGAATCTTTGAACGTAGTATTGTGTTGGAGTTCCTGTAGATGTTTTATTTGATAAAGCTTGATAAGTAGATCTATTTATTTTTGTAAGTGGGGTATCAACATTTGAAGAGTTTCTATATACAGCTTCTAAAATATCATCTACACCATAAACAGCAGTAGCGTCTGATGTGCCATCTCCTGTGGATCTAAACATTGTATACACTGCTTGGTCAGCAACTAAAGTAATATCATTATTTGCTATTTGCCAATAATGTAAACCTCTATTTCCCCATTCTTGGAAAAGAATATTAAGAGATCTCCTAGCTGTTTTTAGTTGATAACCAGAAACACCTTGCAGACCAATTCTTTCATAAGCCTCTTCTATTATCTCATCAATAGAAAAATTTTTATCGAATATTACTGACGTCAGCTTGAAACAAAGTTGTGCTGTCTGTATTGTCTTGAAGAATTATAGTCCCAGCTCCACCTGCATCAGAAGCAAGAATAATTCCTCTTAATCTTGTTCTTCCTGCAAATACTGCTCCAGTAGCTGTAACTCTTACTGATTTTACATCGCCTTTACTTGCCATTTTTTTCTCCTTAAAATTTAAGCATGGGGCCAAAGCCCCACACTAAATTAATTATTAACTTACTGCTGCACTAAAAGGTGTAGCTAAATTACCAGTTCCTCCAGATGTAACTTGAACGCCCCATCTGTTTGCACCGATAGCTTTGCAAGTTATGATTGTTCCAGCTAATCCACCTGTTGTGCTACCGTTTAAAGTAACAGTATCAGATGCAGCTGCAGTCATAAAACCTTCACCAGTATCATTAGTGTCAGTATCAACGATGAGCGCATTACCAGTCATCGTATCACTAGCGTTAGCAACTTGTAAAACAAAGTCACCTGTTTTAGTTGTTCCAATGTATATCTCAAAAGAAGCACCTAAATTGTTTGCTGAGTTTGGATCATTGCCTGGTCCTGCAACACCTGAATCAGATGATGAGT